TATTCTTCCGCCTTTCTTCTGTAAATGGTTGTCCCTTTAATGTGTCGCTTATTTTTTTGCGCGACTCTTCGGATAGTGGAGCTTGGAGTGCGCGGAGAGTTTGGGCCTTCGACATTTTGGCCCTACTCTCCGCTGTATGCTTCCTACCCTTCATTGGAGAAATGCGACCCTTCTGTGCGGAAGATATTTTTTGCTTATGCTCTTCGGAGTGTTTTTTGCCCCTCAGATTTGCTTTGTGTTCGTTAGATAATGGACGGCCACTCATTGCCATTGACTGCTTTTCTCTTTGAGTAACAGAAGGTATCCGACCATAATTGATCTTATTTCCCTTCACGAATTTCCCATATTCATCTCTGCCGTTATTCGTGATTGGTATATTGGTATATTCAACCATTCCATTATCAAGCATTTTTGCGTTGCTCCATTGCCTATCCAAGTTACTAACTATTTTCCTGCCGCTCCCTGACCTGTTCAAGCCACCAGTGCGACAACCTGCAAACCTTCCTGAAGCACTCTAGCCGGTCCTTGATTTTTAGCAGCCTCATGGCCTCGTGAATGGCTAAATGGTTTATTGCCACTGGGCCGCCCTCTGACATGATGTACTGGTCCTGCACCATAAAAAAGACTCTTATGGCATTTTTGTTTTCTTCTTCCGGTTCCACCCGGCACGTCTCACAAGGAGGCATTTCGGGTGGGTTCCGGTTTCCGTACATTGACTTACATCCGCCGCAAGTATGGGAGTAATCTTTTATCCATTCGGCGGCTTCGATAAGTTTTTTTCAATTTCCTCTTTTTCTTTCACCCCGGAGCTTGCCAATACCTGCTGGCACTTGGCAAAGAACCTGTCGAACACGGGAACTTTCATCAACGCCAGCTTGTTCGCCCGCGTACAGGTAATGATCTGACCCGTTTTGGCATCTTTGAACCCCTCAATGCCCGTAATGGCGAAGTCATAGGCATCATCCCTTTCCGCCTTGGCTTCCTCGATTGACAACTCGGCGTAATACGTGATCCGTTCCATCTGCCTTGTCTTGGGGTTCATGACGTGTTCCGTCTGACGTTTCCTCTTGGCAATTCTTTCCTCGAAGAAGGGCGTCATTGAACGAATCTGAACTCTGGCATCGGAAACCGGGTCGTCAAATACCGGCTCCCCCGTTGAGGGACTAATGGTTGAATTTTGGAATGGAAACCATTCCCCTTCGTTGGTTTCAAGATTAATCAGCATGACTCTACACTCTTTTCTTTCTGCCTTCCGGCGGTTGTGGGAGACTCCATTACGGAGCCTCCCGGTTAATTAACTTACGACCCGGTTCCGACTTGCTCCATTGCCTGACTCGACACCTGCCCGGAGAAAGAGATGGTGCCGAAGTTGTTTCTCGGAAGCGTAACTGCATTTGCCTTGGTGACAATGATGTACCCGCCCGCACCCACTCTCCAGAATGTCGAGGTGTTGGCATAGAGATACAGATTGGTCAGATGAGTTCCCGCCTGACACAATGCGCTGAGGGCAAGCTGTCCGTTGGTATCCGCCGGGTCATAATTCCCGTTGAACTCAATCGTTCCCGCTTCCCCAAGTTCCGCGACTTCGTAAACCTTGGTTCCCGTGTCGCCAAACGCCGTCGGTGCCGCCGTCACGGGGAGATTAAACCCGCTCATCGACCACGAAACCATGTTCGCCACGACCACGCTCCCGTACATAACCTTTCCATTAACGCCCGAAATTTTCGCCATTTTGATTACCCCCTAATTTCACTGTTATTCGGGCAACAAAAAACGGACGTAATGAGATGGTGAGGCACCTCACTGCCGTCCGTGTTTTGTTCTTACGTCCCCATTAGTCTGGCCGGACTTTTAGGGAACCCTGATTGTTATGCTGCCCGCAACTCCTTCAATACAATTTCCTCTCTTACTTGTGTTTCATCAAAGAAAATTGCCTCCTTCCCGCACTCACCAAAAACTTTTTATTCCCCGTCCGGTGCTGCCGAAGTCATAAACGCCCTGATCTGCTCCAATCTTTCCTCTGCGTCGGGAGACAGACCCAATGCCGTTGAATCCAATTTCCACTTCCTACTGAATCTATCGTGGAGTGTTTTGTAATTATCAATGAAAAGCTGATCGGGGTGCCACGTAAACGGCCTCATGCAATAATGCTCGCAAAAGGCGTCAATCACCCAAGCCGTCTGATTCTTTTCCCACGCCTGCAAAACACACAGCGTCCCGTAAAGGTCAAAACCAGTCAGTGATTCGTCAAACCGGAACCCCTTTTTCATGTTGACGATAATCACCGCCTCATCAAAGCAACAAGCCTCGTGCGGAAAAGAATGAATGTCTGATGTATTGAAATGGTCGGGGATTCTCATATCGTGGAACTTGCCACAGACAATTCCGCTGGCGTCCTTACCGATGACACCACACACAACCCATGATTCAGGGAGCAACTTGATTTGAGAAAGCATCTGCTCCACCCATCCGTGCCTGAAATACATATCCTGGTGAACCAAGCAGCAAATGTCCGCGCTTTCGTCTTCGGCTTTTTCAAGAAGGATGTTCAGTCCCTTTGTGGCTGATTCGGGGTTTTGAACAAACATCAAGGGGCTGTTGATCTGCGACCGCCTCAATACTTGGTCGAACCGCAAGGGGTCGTTAATCATGCACCCGAAAACAACCTTTGGGCCGTTATCCCATCGCCCCGGTTCGTAGTAATTAAACAAGGCGAAAAGGTCCGGTCTGTAAGCAATCTGTTCTCCCGCCTCTTTACGCCTGACAGCCAAGCGACCATCACCGCAATGACCCTGTGCGTCATACAAGTATTTTTTAAAGACGTACCCCTTGACGAAAGATTGCTGATTGCTGATCGCTCCGACCTGAACATTCTCCGGGGCGGCCCACAGGGTAAACGTGGGGTATTTCCTGTCCGGTATTACGTTTGTCGGCGTCCTGTGACCTCTTTTCATGGAGATAATCACAATATCGTCATTCATCCATTTGATTTCGTTAAAGACGTTCGGCTCGTACATATCGTCGTCGTCAACGGCGACGTAATAATCATCGTCAATGATTTCGGAATGCTCGATAAAATAGTTGCGTTTGATGTTCTGAATCTCCATTCCCTCCGGGCCTTTCTTCGATTCCAGGGGAATAATACAGGGGGAAACCCACGGTTCATCAAACTCGATTACCTCATCCGCAAACATGATTGGGTGCAGAATCACATTCATCGGGCGGTAGGCGTCAAGCAATACCTCCTTGTTTTGCGCTCTCATGTATGGCATCACGAGATGGACTTGCGTCATTCCTTGACCCCTTTCTTTTTGCTGTGCATAATTCCGATTCCCTGCGTGGGCTTCTCTGTGTAGCTCAGGCATTCCTTGATGGTGTTATCAGGGTGGTCCTCTTTCAACTTCTTCCAGAAGGCGACCACATCGGGGCAGATCGGCCCCTGAATGTCATGGAGCATACAAATTTTTGCATACGTCCCCACGTTCTCCCAATCCCTTTTAATCCAAGCGGCGGTATGGTCTCCGTCAATAAGGCACAGATCGTACCCGCGCCCGGCCAATTTATCGCTTGTCATGGACTTGAAAGACAGAAAGATTTCCTGTTCGATAATGGACTTGATCTCCGGGTTGAGATGGTTGCCGATGTCAATTCCCAAACACTGAATTGAGGGGTTGAACCGCCTGAGATATTCGGAGCAGAATAGGAAATTACCTCCCTGAAATACTCCGACTTCCAGATAAGAGTTGATTTTGAAGTCACTGACATACACAAGCGCCTCCGCAATCTGCATGGGGGTCTGGTAGATTCCAGCCATATCGACTGACGGGTTTTTGAACATTTCATCATGCCCAAAGGAGTTTGTCCCCCATTGAACCAACCCGAATGCCCGGACAAGATTCGCCACAACCTCGGAATCCTTGAGAACTTCTATGGGGAGCCGCCTGATAAGGTTTTGCACCACTACGATGTTTTTGTTTTTCATTGAATCGGTCCTTTCTCTTCCAGTTCGCATTCCCTGGCTTCCGCCGTCACTTCCCATTCTTCCATCGCCTGATATGCCTCATCAGGTGTACGTCTCCCACAAGGCCGGAAAACCCTCTCGTCGTCGTCCCCCATCACAGGCTGTATTTCCACCCACCTGAATGCTATCCACTCTTCCCTTGTAATCTCTTCTAACCGTTTCTCCATGCTCTTCCTTTCTTATGCCTGATAGGTTATTTCATAATCCACTGCGATATGGACTACGCCGGAACTGCCGTCTTCCAAAACAATGTCCTCTGAAATTGTAACCGTATTCTGCCATGTAAATTGAATCGTTCCGTAACCGGCTATGGTGATCTGCCAGTCATCCAGAAGCGTTCTTAAATCCGCGTAAATCGTGTTCACCGCAGCATCCCCAGCAGAATCAGCCCCGAAGATGTCAAACTGCATCAGGACGCTTTCGCCCTTCCGCTGAAAGACGTTATCGGGGTTCGCCGTGATAATTGAGTAAACGATTCGGGGATAGTCGGGGTTTGTGGCCTTGCGATAGAACACGCGCCCGCCAACGTCGTTATAAGCCGCCGAATCGAGAAATTTCGTGTTTATGTTGTCGATAAGGGTCTGCATTACGCCACTTCCTTAATCTGAATCTTCCAGTACCGGCCTTCCGGCAGTTTCATGTCGAGGACGGAAACAATGTTCAGGTATCTTCCTTCCCGCAATATTCTCCACGTTGTCTTGATGTTGACCGGCCTCCACCGAATCCAAACAGAACCCGTGATAATCCCCCCTGCCTGCAACGCCGCTATTTTCTCCACGCCGGATAAATCGCGTTTCTGGCCCTTTGCAGTGAATATGGTAGTCCACGTTACGGGGCTGCCAGAGGGAGCTTGAAAAATTAAGTTGTCGCGCAGGTCGCCTAATCTCATTAAATGAAATCCATGTCGTAAAGTCTGCCAATCGTGTTTATCATTCTCAGATACGTTTTGTCCTCACTCACGCTCTGCCCCACAACGTCATCCCCCCGGTTCATGTAGTTGTTCGCGCACCATCTCTTCACGGCCTGAACGATGCTCTTCGGCACATCCGCCTGCGTTGCATAGCCACAGGTAAACCGGATGGTGATCGGATTGCTGGGCCAGAGTTCAACTGATGGCCATGAACCCTGGTACGGCAGTACCACAAAGCCGCACTGCTCGCCGTTGGTCTCCACCAGATAATCGGTGTTTTCGGTCATGGTGGTGGTCGTCCCAGCCGAATCTTTGTAGGAAATCGAATCGACGCTGGTAAGGTTTCCGAAGGGAATCTTTATCCGGTCGCCTTCCGGCCAGTCTTTCGGGTAATAATCCCATGTCTGTTCCATGATCTTCTTGCCGGTATCATTCTCCACGGAAAGCCGCGCCGCCGTGATTAATTCCTCCAGCATGGAATCTTCGCTGACGTTCGGCTCCCAAACCATGATGGAAGTCCCGAACTCGCAAGCAGCCACAAGGGTCTTCGCCACGGTTCGGATATATTTCTTGACACCTGTGTATTGTATCTCCTGAATAACGGTGTCATTGGCCTCCGTTACCTGCGTGAAGGCTCCCGTTGCCCAATCGGTATAGGGGGC